GCCGCAGCAACCGCAGCGTAGACAGCCGCAGCAGTGGCGGTGCCGCAGGTGACGGCGTTGGTGCCGGACAGGGTGAAAATGCCGGTGATGTGGCCGGCCGCACCGGAACCGTTCAGCACCTCAGTGTTGAGGTTGACGGCGTAGGCCGCAGCCAGGTCGGACAGCACCATGTCATCGACGTTCAGCGGGGACTGCTCGATGAGCTGAAGGCTGAGCGTCTGGCCACCAGCGAGGGTGATGACGGGCGAGCTGACCGAAGTGGACGTCATGTCCGTCTGCTGAATCCCGCTGTTCTGCGTGGTCTGCTGGGCCGTCGCCGTACCAGTGCTGACCTTCGGGATGTTCAGCGAGTCGGTACCGCCCGGCAGAGGCGCAGTCGGCACCTGGTTGGCGGTGATGCGACCGGGACGGGCGAGCGCCACGTACTGGTCGACCATCCACTTCGGAGGCACGAACTCACCAATGGTGCCGTCCGTGGTGTTCAGCGCACGCTGCTCCCTGTCGTTGCGCTCCAGCCGGCGCAGCGCCTCACGGTCGCCAGTCTTGGACGACAGCCACAGGTCGCGGAAGTAGGAGTTAGAGCCACCGGAACGGTAGGTGGCCGGCTCGTTGGTGGTGATACCGACGGGCGCGTACTTCCGCTGAAGCTCAGCCGCAGCCTCATCGGCACGGACCTCAGCATCCAGCTCCGCAATGCGAGCATCCAGCGCCTTGACGTCGCCCTCAGCGGTGCGCTGCTCGGCCTCTTCGGTCTCGTTCAGCTTGCGCTTCTCGGTCTCTGCCAGGTCGGCCAGCCGAGCCACGGTCTGAGAAGCAGCAGTCCGCTGCTCCAGAAGCGCACGAAGCGCCTCACGCTTGTTCATGGGTTTCCCTTGGTTGGTTGCGTATCGAAACGCCCACCGCTGATCTCTCAGGTGGTGGCCAAGGTGGTGCCCCATGAAGCAGCGGGGTCCGGCGTTGGCTCCGGCGTGATGCCGGGCGGGCAATACCGAAATTCGGTGTTGGTTCAGACGCGGCGGGTAGCCGCACGCTTAGCGGCCTGCTCGGCCAGGTAGACAGCGAGCTCGTCATCCGCGCCGGCCTCATCGGCAAGCGAGCGCGCGAGCCGTTCAACGTCGGCAGGGTCAGCGGTGCGCTTCCACTCAGCGACGGCGTCGGCCACATCGCGACCACGCAGCGAGGTGAGCCCGCCCGTGTGGGGGTTCGCGCCGTAGTTCACGAGGCTCACGTCACCCTTGTTGAGCGAGACTTCGGAAATGTCGCGCTGCGTGTAGTCGGGCGACCACTCCTGGCGAATGACACGGAACCCGAAGCTCATTTCGTCCATGTCGCCCCGCTCCATCGCCGATTGGATGTCGCGCACGGCCGAATTGCGGGGATCGAGCTGCGCTTCGACGTGGAGCCCGGTCTCGTCCTCGCTGAGGGACATAGTCCCCGACTTGGTCCGCGCGAGCGTCATGCCATCGTGGTTGAGCTTGAACGGCACGTCAGCAGCCTCGGCCAGGGTCTTGCCGAAGGCTCCACGCCGGATAACCTCGGTGTACGGGCCTAGCCAGTCTTCCATTTCGTACGGAGACTCGGTCACGGACGCGTAGCCCGTGAACGTCAGCGTGGTGCCGCCAGAGCCGTCATCGCTCGCACGAAGCTCAAACTCGCGAGCAACCGCGCGCCGCTCAGTGGTGTGGCGCTTTTCAGCGCGCGCAGAAAAGTCAGTCATTAGAGCACCTGCCCCAGCCCATCGGAAGTCATGGAGGTTTTAGCCCCGATGTCCTTTGGGGCGGAAACTGTGGAATTCAGTCCGAACGCGATGTCATCTCCGCCTTCAATCGGCGGAAGGTTCTCCTTCGCCCGGATTTCGTTCGGAGTCATCAGCGCAGCAGTACGGGCAGCGGAGTAAACGGCGAATCGGCCGGCCGCATCGCTCTTCAGCACCGCGTCACGGTCGAAGCAGGCGTTCAGCGCGGTAGGCAGCATCGGCGTCCACGCATCCTCGAGCCGGCCCAGCCAGTCTTCCAGGGTGAACCCCAGGTAGCCGAGCGTCTGCTGCTCGATGCCCGTACCCCATGACGTTGTCTTGTCCGTCTGGCCGAGCATGTGCGGCGGGACCCCGAAGAGCATCGCCATATCAAGATTCTGCGCAGCGCGGGTGCCAAGGAACTGCGCGTCTTCGGGGGTCATCGTGATCGGCGTCCACTTGGCGCCGCCCGACAGGATTCCCACGCTGTGCGCGTTCTTCAGCCCGCTGTGGGAGGCTTCGAAAGCCTCTTTCATCTGCTTTGCAGTGGTCGGGTCTAGGTTCGACTCAACCGAAACGATACCCGTCATGTGGGCACCCTTGCCGAAGAGGCTGGCGCCGAACTCCTCTGCTGCCAGGCCGAGCCCGATACTGTGCCTCGCGTAGGCAATGACGCTCATGCCGGCAGCAGCCTCGGGGAAGCTGAGGCCCGTAATGTGAACAATGTCCGAAGCATCAATCGGCTTGCGGTCGACCTTATAGGCGCGCTTGCCTTCGTCGTCCCATTCGACGCTCACGCGGTCCGGATGGATCACACGCAGCCGGGTAGGCTTGCCGAATTCGCGGGCAGCATCGTTGTACGCAGTGACGATCATGTAGGCGTTGCCGCGCAGCAGCAGGGACACCATGATTTGCACGATGCCTTCACGCCGTCGCAGCAGGCCGGGCGTAGCCACCCCGCCGAATGGGTCGCTCAGCACGGTGGGCGAAGCCACAATCTTCTTGATCTGGCCATCCTGGCGCACCGCATTGAACGGCAAGTTCGCGACAGAATTGCTCACCAGCCGCACGCAGGCCATCGCCGCAATGAGCTGCATGGCCGATTCCTCGTCAACGGCCACACCAGCAGTAGTCAGCGGGGCGAGCGCGGAATTCGGAGGAATCGTCCATGGGTTGCCGGCGCTGGTGGGCTGGTAGAAGCGCTGTTCAGCGCGAGAGAAAACACCCATTACTCGTCAACCGCCCAGCCGGTCACCAGGAGGACCACGCCGAGCGCGGCAACACCTGCGATAGTGCGCCAGTTCCACGCTGCCACCACAAGCGACAGCGCGCCAGCAGCGCCAAGGGCATTCGCCAGCGCCGAGCGGCTGAACTTCGCCGCAATCTTCTTCATTTGGGCCCCTTAAAGGTCAGCCCAGTTCCAAAACTGCGGGATGGGCGTTGGTTCGGGCTCCGCATTCGCGCGGGCCAGCGCCATAACGGCGGAAACCGCCAGGTCGATTTTTCGCGGGGAAGCCTTGCCATCCTTGGCCAGCCGGCTACCGCGCGAATCGGTCTTCACCACGCAGTTCGACACGTGGCGGGCGAGTCGCGGATCCCCGGAATGCGTGATGAGCTTGTTCAGCACCGCTTCATAGAACGAGGCAGTGGCCGGCACCATCCGTTGAGGCGATTGCGGGAATTCCACCACGGGCAAGCCCTCATCATCGAGCACCTGATAGGTTCGGGCCCAGCGAAAGGGGTCGCAGGCGATTTCCCGCACCTGCCAGCGTCGACACGCAGCGCGGATAGCCGCTTCCACGTCAAGAATGGGCACTGTCCAGTCGTTTCCCGCTGTTTGCGGGCGTTCCCACAGCTCGACTACGTCAATGTGGGGCACTGAATCGCCTTCGGGCACCGACACAACCACCAGGGCCGTGCTGTCGTTGTTGAACGAGCCATCGAAGCCGAGCACAACTTCCGTGCCAGCGGGGATTTCGCGCTCTTCGTCGGCGCATTCATCCCACGCACCAGCGGGCAACCAGGCAGTAGCCGTGTTGACCCATTGGTTCAGGCGCTTCGTGCGGAATTCGGCCTCAGGGGTGCGGAGCACAGCCGCCTTGAAGTCGTCCGCGCTGACAATATCGTCATAGCCCGGATTCGCGTTCGCCCACACAGCGGGGTCAGTGTGGTCGCTGCCTTCGGCGGCGCCCCACCACTCAAAGTAGAAACTCGGGTCGTCAATCTCCCCGCTGATCACGCGAACCCCATACTGGTACATCGCGTAACACAGGCTGTCGCCCCCGGAGCTGTCGGACTTGACGCCGGCCGTGGTGATGCCAGCGATAAGCGGCTCACGGCGGGCACCAGTGGCCAGCGCCATGACGTCCCACAGCTCACGATTAGGCTGCGCGTGGACTTCGTCAAAGATCACCAGGTGCGGGTTAAGCCCCTCCTTGGTGAACGCTTCCGCGCTGAGCACGCGGTACACGGAGCCAGTAGCAGGAAGCTCGATCGCGTCGCGGTACACCTTGAACATGCCCGCGAACTGCGGTTCAAGCTCGATCATCTTTTTGGCTACACCGAAAACAATCCGCGCCTGCTCTTTGTCAGCGGCGCAAGAGTAAACTTCGCCACCAGCAGGCCCGAAGGCGAGACCGAAAAGGGCAATTCCAGCGCCAACGGCAGACTTCCCGTTCTTACGGGGCACACCTATAAGCGCCTGCCGGTGGCGGAGCAGGCCATCGGGGCGACGTGCCAGCAGCCGGCCAATCATTTTCGTCTGCCAGTCGCGCATGACGATCAGCGAGCCAGCCGAGCCACCCACGGAATCCTTGGTCACCCGAAGGAACTGGGTGAATTCGTCAAAGTCAGCGCCGTCGCCCCCGGCGTATTCAGCGGGCGGAACGGGCGTCAAATACAGCGGTTCCGCCACACCTCTCCTTAAGCGGGGATCCAGTTAGCCATTCGAGTCACCCCCTCGCTGGTGACGCTTAAGCAACATGCCTTCAAACTGGTTAGCCGCCTTGACCTCACCGAGCCC